TCCTTTATAAACCTTTCGGTTGTATTGTTACTACTACTCAAGGATAGTGAATACACTATCACTACTATTAGCCTCGCAACGCGCGTACTATATGCCTTGTAGAATTATATCGTGACGGTCGCACGAATAGGTACTATTCGTAAGTAACTAAACTATATAAGTTCTCCCACGCTACTATATATCCGCGTTGCGAGGTGTTAAGATATTACCGTTTAGTAGTAAGACAATTATATAAAGAAACTAAAGCACTAACATATATGATTCTCACACAACGAGACTACTTGATAGAACAAGCCTCTTAATGTGTGTACCCTTAGTTATCAGAGACTATGAATGGTTAACGATGGATTGCGTGCCAGAACCGTGCTACGCCAAGCTAAGGATAGTGAGAGATACGCTAGCACGCAGAACATTTACACATAGCTCCTCAAAACACCACTTTTATACATAGAAAGATTTATATAGGAGTACACACACCTATATACATGGGATGGGTAGATAGAAGAAGAATCATAATCGATAAGATTGTAGAGACAATCATAGAGTCTAATAGAGAAGAGAAATCAATAGATGGGGAGGCCTTTATAGACCACATTGCTGAGGAAGAGAACTGCTCAAGAAGGACAGCTAGAGAATACTACAAGATTGCTATGATTAGATTTGAGAAAATCAATCAAGGACAATAAGCACTCTTTAGTATGAACAACCCTAATTGTGGATTAACACAATTCCTTAACAACAACCTATGCTGAGTTCCTTTCCATAGCGGTATGTCATGATACTTAGATAGGCTCTCTTTTGTGGCTCTAGCAATATTACACCCTTTTAAATCAAAGATACCTATATCAAAGTTAGACCAAAAATAGTGTCTGGATAGCTGTATTGGTTTAATTAAAGGCTCATAGTAACTAATCACATTCTCAACAACCCATTTACCTTTAAAGAAACGCTTAAGAAAGATAATCTCTTGATACAAAGTCATATCTGGGTATACAACTTGAGAAGGATATAACCTCATTCTTGAATGAGTTGGACAAGGGGGGGAACTCCAAATAAAATCAAACTCTTTAAAATGGTCTAATAGGTATTGGTGTGCGTCTGTAACAATTACCTTGTCCTTAGGAAAGAAGTGGGAGTATATCTTTGCTATTATTTCATTGTTCTCAATAGCTGTAACCTCTACATTATCCCACAATCTCCTGTTGCCCCCTATTCCAGCATACAGATTTAATACCTTAATAACCATTTAAGCTAATTGATAGTCTGCTGTTAAGTCATCAAACTCATCATCTGAGCTGTCCCAATCTGAACATACTCCTGTAGCTTCAACTTTCTCAAAGTGCCAATCTGAATCTCCAAAGACTTCATGATACTTGACTCTTAAGACTGTGTATACTTCTCCTTCTCTGTCTTCTTCATCATCTAAGCCTAGATTAAGCACTGTGAAGTCGTAGTCATCATCGTAGTTAAAGTCAACTACACTGATATCCTTAACCTCTACACCTGCTAGCTCTAATAAGTCCTCTAGGTCATCTTCTAGGTCGTCTTCGTATTCATCCCATAAAGCCTCTTGACAATCTTCCTCTAAGTCATCAATCTCATCTTCAAACTCTTTCTCATAGATATCATTGATAACTCTTTGGTCTTGCTCAGGTATCTCTACATCTATATTGATAGCTGCTCCAATAGCTTCTGCTGATGGAATGTTAATCTCTGGAACTTCTGGCATGTTGTCGATAACTTTGTTAACTGCTAAATAGCCTGCTCCAAGAATAACCAAACTTGCTATAATGATTGTTACGATTACTTTTCCTTGTCCTGCTTGCATTTTTATAACCTCCATAGTATTTAGTTATACTTTTGAGTATTAGAAAGTATATAAATATATGGGGGGTAGGGTTTTACCCCCAACCTTACTAGCTGTGTTCTGCGGCTAGAAATAACCCCCAAATCAAACTAATCGACTTTCTTCTCGACAATAGGTTTGATTATCAGCTTATTGTTGTGATGAACGGCTTGTAGCTTCTTACCTACCCATGTCTTTGTGTCATCACTTTGCCAAGCAATGCAACAAGCTTTCAGTTCGCTGTTCCAAGGTGTCCACATCAAAGTCTCATTATTGACTTTAACAGGAAGATATAGGCGTTTGATTTGTTTTCCTTTGTCCTTACCAAACTTTCCTTCTTCGTCTACTAGCTCTCCTTCTTCAACTATCTCTACGATGTCTCCGTCTTTAGTGCTTTCGATGTTTAGATACTCGGATTTGATTTCTATTTTAACCATTTTTGTTTACCTCCTGTGTATTTAGATTTTGAATCTCCTTTGGAATCCAACCTATCTTTTCCATTGTTTCTCTCAACTCAAAGGTTTCCCATGCTTCTTTTATAATTTCTTCATTCATCTTTAAACTCCTCTGTTTCACATACAGGACACTCTGGGAGGTCTCTAGGGCTTCTGTAACCGCATCTTTCACATTCTTTGACATCTACTACCACTCCACTAGGCTCTTTGAAGGTCTTTCCCACTACTTTCATTTTAGGCCTCTCAGACATTTTAAAATTATAAAATCTTTCCAAGTCATCTTCTTTACACCTGCCCTTTTAGCAAGATAAGCCCTAGCTGACTTCATGTCTAGCCATTCAGTGTTTGAGAATCCAACATTAAGGGACTTCACTTCCAAACCTCTCTAGCATTGCATCATCTAATTTTTTAAGGCGTTCTATGGCCATCTTATCTGGCTCGCTTAACTCCTCATTGATGTGTGTTTTTATCTCCCAAACATATCCCTTGCTATTCTTAGCTAGTTTAATGCTCTCTTTCATTGGGTTGATTGGTGTATCTAATTCCATTATATACCTGCCTCTCTATCCTTTAGAGCGTCTAGGTCGTGGTCTGCCTTATCTCTTAAACCTTCTTCGTAACAATCCTCGCAAACTGCGTTATCAGGGTCGTCTTTGTGTGTATGTTTACATTCGTTTTTCATACACTAAGTAAGAACTTAGTCTTTATATAGTTTTCGGTTGTGGAGAAATATGGTATTTCATTGTTAAGTGACGATATTGTCGCTGATATTCTGAGATGTCTTGCTCTAGTTGTCGTCGGACACTCTCTTCACATACCATGTCTCTGCTCTCTTCTAGATGTCCTATGGTTAGCTCTAACATTCTGATACGCTTCATATCTTCTACCCTTCTGTCTCTCATTCTAATAATTTTTCTCTACGGTCTTTCCAGAGCTTAAGTGTAGCTTCTAAGTCTCCTATGATTCTATCTAAATCCTCTAGGGTGTACTCGTTAAAGTCCTCACTACCTACTCTCAGCTTCCCGTTTATAACTTCGTCTGTCATCATGCTCCTATCATAACTACGCTTAAAGAGATATCCTCTACTACATAGTTCTGAGTATTAGTCTCGTTCTCTATCCATACCTCTATTGTGTCAGTTGTTGCTAATTGTGCTATGGTATTCATAGATATAACTCCACTCTCTACTCCACCACCACCTACATTTCTATGGATAGTAGTTAATGTAACTGCCCCATTATTTCTTTTAGTTGTCATCTCAAATCTACTAGCAGCTCCCGCAACAGAGTTAACAGTTGCAGAGACAGTAATCATATATGTTCCTGACTTAGTTATTGTGATGTGGTCATTGGTATGGTCGGGAGTTGTTAGGTTACTTGCTCCGTTTGTATCAAAGATAGTGACTTGGACGGGTGTTCCTGCTACTGAGATGGTTGTTGCTGTTGAGTTACCTGTTGCTGACATGTCCCCATAAGGCAATCCCCCATTACCTGTCCATATTGTATCTTGTTTTAAATTAATTAAATCATCTTCAAATAAAGCAACTGCAACATCTCCCCCTGCCCCTGCTGTTGATGTGTTAGCGTGAATTTCCACCGTTCCATTAGCAGCCCTGTTTGATATCTCAACATCATTAGTGTTAGCTGCAACAGAGAAGCATAGTCTTTGGCTTGTTGTATCTGTATCTCTATATCTTACTGCTCTTATTGCTGTGCTATCTTCTAAAATAAAATCAGGCTTAACAGTTACTCTCCCATCAATAGCGAAGCTTGGGTGCGGAGTGTCTGAACCATCATAGACTATTGTTCTATCTGTTGAGTTACTGTTAAATGTTATGGTTTGAGTTGCTGCATTGTTCTTACCTATTGTCACAGAGTTGCCTGTTGTTAAAGTTCCTACTGTTGTAGCTGCTGCGTTAAGTGTTCCTGTTGTTGTTAGGTTTTCATTACCGAAAGAGATAGCCCCAGAGCTGTCTGTGATAGAACCCTCGGCTAGACTTAAAGCACTTGTGTTTCCTACTGTGAGAGTTGAGCCTAGGATTTCTAGGTTGTCATCAATAGTTAGAGTTCCTTTATTTTTTGTTTTGAGTGTTACTGCACCTGAAGTAAAATGTTCAAACAAGGTAAGTCCTTGCCCAGACCCTACTAGATTTCCATCAGGATAAAATGTTATGTCCCCTACTGCTGTAACATCTTGAACACCACTCAATACATTCTCTTGCATATCTATCTCTGAATTAGAAGTAATTGGAGAAGTTCCTGTAAAACTTGTTACTGTTAGGTCTACTATGTTAGCGGTTGGCCATGGAATGCCTGGAGTTCCTAATGTTCCTGTTCCCCCAAAATTCCAGATAGCTCCAACAGCAAGGTCGCCCCAGATGTTTACTTGGCCTTCATCAACCCCATTCTCAAAAGGTAAGATATGTAAAAGCCCATCATTGTCTCCAAATATTCTAGCCTTTTCTAAACCATTTTCATCTTTAAAATTAATTTGTGTCCAGTCACCTAAAGCAGGGTCTTTAATTGTTAAGTCCCCAGTCATAGTATCCCCTGCCTTCTTAACATATGCTCCCTGTGCTTCTGGATGACTAGCTATTCCAGAAAGGTTAGGTAGAACCATCTCTTTAGCTATTGGAGTTACCTTATGAGTTTCAGGCTGCATGTTATTTAAGAGCCTAGTAGTCTTTGTAGAGCCTTTAGGAGGCATTTTACAGCCCTACCTTATCTTTAGCTGCTACAAAACTACCCTCTTGTGCTTCTAGAAATCTCTTACCTGTCTGCTTAGTTGTCCTTGCTGTTGTACCTTCTTCAACAGGCCACTCTGTCTTTATCTCTTTCTCTCCTATTGTACTTGCCATAGAAATATCAAAGAATTAAACTTATTAAAACTTACGCTGCTGCTCTCTCAGCACTCATAATCAAAGCCCCATTCTTCCATGGGATTATTATAACTTGGTCTGTGGTTGCCCCTAAATTTAAAGCGTCTGCTGCTGTTTTAATTGTTGCTTCAGTATCAGCGTATACTGGTGTGCTTAAGGTGATGTCGCCTGCAGCCATTTACTTCTCCTTCTTAGATTTAGGTTCTTTCTTTACTTCTGGTTGAGATGCTTCTTTCTTTGCTATTCTTGCAGCCATCTCTTCAGCTCTCTCTGACTGTTCAGTATCTTCATAATGTTTCAATAATTTTCTACAATTTTCTAATGTCATTTTAAGTTACCGTATCAGTTATCTGATGAACGCTCTTAGGGTCTGTTAAAAGGGCTTCGCCTTCTTCCCATACTCTAATCTTCCTACCAATTCCTTGGTCTGTTATAACAACAGAAGTAATAGGCATAAAGGATTTCCATGTAACTGACCTTGAAGGGATGAACTGTAAAGCATAATCAGTTGTAGCATTTTGTGATACTACTACTCTGTTTCCTAGTAACTCCATAACTACTCCACTCTTAACCTTCTCACTAGAGAAAGCTGGAATACTAGAACCCTTAACAGTAATCAAATAATTCATTAAATTTTCGTGTTCAATAGGGTTGATGTATAGAACTATGCTGTTGGTGTCATATCCTTGCGCGCGAATCTTTCTGTTCCCTGTTAAGATGTCCTTAATAGGGTTACCTGTTGTAACATCATCCCATCCATCTGCGGTTGCAGCAGTGGTTAGTGTGTTTGTTGGGTTTGGGGTTGTTGGTGTAGCCGCTGCTGCTTCAATCAATACAGAATATATCCTTATATCTACTTGATTTGCAACTGCTCTAACTAAGTCCCTAACATTAGTTGCTAGGATGTCCACATCGCTATCCTTAATATCCTCCTCTGAGATTGTTGGAGATTCTACAAAGAACTTCTTAACATAACTTGTTTGTCTAGTCCAGCTTTGCTCAACAACTGTAGGCACAGACCTTTCAGCTACATTTGGTATTTGAGATAATGTGATTCCTGTAGTATCAACACTGTCTAAGAATCCTGCTGTCTTTTGATACCATCTAATTTCTCTAGCACTTGTCTTTGCTACATTAGCAAAACCTTTAAGTATAGACGCTTCATCAGCAAAGCCTTTGGCTAGCTTATCGATGTCAATTCCTCTGATGTCTGCTTCTCCGCTTGTGTCTGCCATTTTATGCTAGTACTGGGTTTATTGGATTTAGTAAAAATAAGAATGATTGTGTATCTGTTGCTGTTTCTAATGCTGTGCCTATAATTCCTTCTGCGTTAGCGTCACAAACTACTAATTCATTAGCTGCTCCTGTTCCTGTGTCAGTTTGTATAGCTCTTCCAACTGTAACACCAGCTGCTCCTGCAAAACCTTTAAAGACCCCTCTCATGTAAACACCGATTGTAGTCTTACCATCACTAGCTATCTTCTCCTCTGCAGCTATCCCGATGATTTTATCTACATCTCCGTTAGTTATTGTAACTGTCTTAGGGTCTGAAATCTCTAGAATTGAACCCTTTGGTATTCCTGTCCCATCTGCACATGTGAAAGGTACTGCTGGTTCTAGCTCGTGAATCAATACTGCCTCTAATGCCATGTTATCTAGAACAGTAGTAACTATATAAACTTTTCCTAACCAACACCTAAGGGCTTTTTATGGTGTTTTTCTTCTTTTTTGATTTTAGCGTCGGCAAGTTTCAAGAGTTCCTTCTGAATAGTTAAGCTATCCTCATGTTGTTGTATCAAGATTTCAGCTTCTTTCTTAACATTTGTCCATAAAGCCTCTTCTTTAGTCCCTATCTTAATACCTAAATCCTTTGGTTCATCCTTCGCCATCTTTCAACTCTGCTCTCTCCATTCTCTTGGCGTATTCCTGAGGTGTTTCCTCTTTCTTTTCAGCCTCAACATGTCCGCCTGCACTAGAGCCTAATAACTCCTCTGCTTTAAGCTGTTGCTTTCTATCGTTCTCTTTTTTAAGCTCCTCTTTCTCCTTCTTAATCTCATCTCTTATAGCTTTCGCTTCTGAAACAATATCAACAGGAGTGTCATCTTCTGGCTTTTCCTCTGGCTTTTCTTCTTCCTTCTTTGGTTCTTCTTCTGTCATATAAATTCAAACATACCCCCTTTCATTGCTTTTTGAGAAGTAAAATAATCCCTCATCTTAGTTAAGAAGATTATAACTGCAGCCGACAAGGAAGCAATCAAACCTTGCCAGCTGATTGTTCCAGTAGAGAAAGAACCAGCCAACACCAAGGCTCCTGCTATACCTGCGTTGATTAATGCTAGTTTTGTTTTATGATTCATGGGATAAGACTACCTATAAAGCCTGTCTCCTGTTTAGGAACATTAATATTTACATCTCTCTGAGTTGCTAAAGCCAACATCCTAAAGTCTACCTCTCTAAAGTCCATCTGTCCTCTTAATGCTCTTTCCATTTCAGCAACTAAAGCGTCTCTCTCCCCCCCTTCATTATAGAAAGAAGAAAACTCAGCTAGGTTAGGAACTGCTTGTTCAAACTTCGCTACATCTGCGTTCGTATCTGACAACATCTGAACATGAGCGTTTTGTATAAGTTGAAGCTGTTGGTTAAATTGGAATAAAGCCTCTTGTCTCCTTGTTGGGTCTGCTGCTGCCAAAGTAACCCAATCATTTAGGGTCTGCTTACCCTCATCTAGAACTCTCTGTTGAGCGTTAGTGTCATCTGTCCTTTGGCTTTTCATGTTGCTTAACATACTAGCCGCGATTGTACCTGTAAAGGTAACTGCTGCTGCTCCAACAGCTAAAGGAATACTCGCAACTCCACCCGTTGCTACTCCTGCGGTTGCTCCAGCAATAGCAGCGCCACCCGCTAGGGTTAAAGCTCTAGGAATTGCCTCTCTTGCTCCAACAGTCAAAGCCTCTGCTTGAGATACTCCAGGAACAATTCCAGGAGATGGTTCTGTTGGGGATGGTTGAGTACCAATTTGTTGAGCTAACTGTTCTCCTTCTGCTGCCCTTTGAGCAACTGCTATATCTGCTTCTCTCTCAGCAGCTATCGCTCTCCCAGCTTCTTGCTCACTCTCCCCTGTTACCTGCCTTCTACGCTCTCGTTCTCTAATAATATCCTGTCTATCCTCTAAGGTTATTTCCGACTTCTCTGGGGGCATAAGACAAATCTGGTTAGCAGCGTCCCATTTCCCCCCTTTAGCTTCACAATCTGCCTGTCTTGTATCAAGCTTTACATCCTCAATCTCTTTAGCTGTTAAGGGTGTTGTTGGTGAGGTGTTTATTGTTTGTACCATTATTCTCTAGTTACTGACGCCTCCACATCATTAGGTTGAATGTTAGTTTGTCCTGTGTTCTTCTCTTCTGTCTGTGCTTGTAGTCCACCTAGACTTGGCGGTCTGTTAAATAGAATCTTGATAGATTGCTGAAGTAATAAATCAAGCTCAAAGTCTTTCTGCTCCTTAACATAGACAGGCTCAAATATAACATGCCCCATCTTTCCGCCTACTTCACTAGTTCCGTCTGATGTTGCTATACTTCTCGGTACACCGAATACCTGATAGAAGAAGTTCTCTAGGTAGCTAATCCATGCTGTCCTATCTTCTGAGCTTCTGCTTGGATATGGTTCTATCTTGACAGTATCTTCTGGAAGTCCTAACATCTCTCCTTTATTAACAGCCTTCTCTATTGCAGCATTAGCAAAGCTTATCTTCCCTGTGTTGCTGGTCTTATAGTATGCAACTCCTAAAGCCTTGTCCCTGTGCTTGATAACTCTCTCATCAGCTAAAGCCTCATTCCTTGCGTCTATGATAAACTTAGCGGGTTCTATCTGGCTCTGTCCGTGTACTTGGTCTCCTATTGGTTTGTTCCTACTGTGAATCATATTCTCTTTCTTAATAGGAATCCACTTCTGACTGTTCCACACATCGTACCTCTTTATCATCCCATTGTTTCCATAAACAATCCTCACCCTCTCTGGAGATATTGGAATCATATTAAGTATAGCTCCACTCTTGCCCTTCTTCACTTCTATGAACGCGTCTCCAACAACTAACTTAACTATCTCATGGTTCCACACAATCCTATCAAAGTGGTCTTTACCTGCTCCCGTAACATGTTCTAGTTGAGCCTGCATCTTTGTATCTTCCATTGTGTATCCTCTCCCAAAAGCCCAAGTAGACAGGGAGTTAGCTGCTGAGAATATCTCTGGAATCTCTAAATAGTACCCAAAGTTAGTAGTAGCTTTATCAAAGTAATGCTTAAACTCTCCCTTGATAGGTTCTGCTACATCTAGGGCTTTAGCAGCAACTATAAAGTCCTCTACTGTTCCGCTAAAGTCGGTTGTTGTTGCACTAGATACATTTGGGTCTGCTACCATTTTATTGTAACCTCAAAGGCATGTATAAGATTAGATTGGTATCTAAAGTAGCTCCGTGTTGGTCTGCTACTCCTGACACATCCCTATTCCCTCCATCGAAATATACCTGATTTGAACTGCTAGCATTTGCACTTGTTATATGAGAAACAACCTCAACCCTTAGCTTCTCTCCTTTTTTGAATCTTTGGTCTATCCCACTCCAAGAGAGTGTGGTTCTTTGTCCTTTTGTAGCTCCTGCATTAGCTGCAACATTTCTACTAGTAACTGCTGCTCCTATCTCTGTCTCAGTAGCTCCTGAATCTACATGTAATATCCTAACAACAACATGACCTGTCCCTTGAGCTCCTACACCTGTAACAACATGGGTTATTGCAACATACATTGTCCCCTCTATTGTTTCTGTGGTATCAAAATCAAAATCAAAGTTATATTCTTCTTCAGCAGTTCCCCCACCCCCTGCAAGTATTGTGTCAGCTACCTCTGTGCTTTTGAGCTGCTGTCTAATCATTGTGTCATTACTATCCTCATCTCTTAACCCATAAGCTAAGATGTAGGCGCTGTTTGTCAGAACATCTGTAAAATCAAAGTTAGTTAGTATCTGACTCGCAGTAGTAAATTTTGTTAGGTCTCTTGCTAAAGGCATTATAATCCCATCCTTGCGATAACATCTTCTTTCCTTAGGTTCTCTACCCCTGCTTGATAAATGCTATCGAGTACATTTAGTTTTGATTGTGTTGTTGCTAAATCCCAATTGTTTTGGTCTTGGTTGATTGCATGCCATGCAGCTCTAGCCGCTGCTACTGACGCTAACCATTGTTTGTAAGTTGCAGTTATGCTCGCATAGTTTACAACTAGTCCTTTCCCATCAGTCTCCATCTCCAGCTCTGATTCAGCGTAGAGAATCCAGATGTTTGTATTAGCTTCTAGAATTTGTGTTGCATTTCCGTCCTGACCTATTGCTAAGAGAACTTGCGCGGTTGTTGCTAATGTGCCTTCATCTACCATTTTATACTTTTATAGAGTGAACCATTAAACTTAAATGTTTGTATTTTATAGCTAGTGCTGCTCTTATTAATCCCTCTGGAATATCTGTGTCTGTATGGTCTGAGGCAAAGATTTTAAGATGTGACCTTCCATAATCATCCGTCGTGTAATCAAACTTCATAGCTCTTAGAGAGAAGAAAATGTTTTCATCGTCCAATAAATACACCTCTCCTTGCCTCATTAAACTCAAAAACAGCGAGTATAGTTCTTCTTTCTGATATTTAATCTTTTTTGTTTCAATTCCGTGCTTCATTTCTAAACTATTTAGAATTCCAAAGGTTTTTGTCTTTGTATCATCGTTTCCCATCAAGAAATCATAAACAGCAACCCCTAGGCCTTCATTGTCTATGAATATCTTCTCAAAGTCGTATTTTTCATTCAAATGAAGGATAAATTGATAAGTTTCATTCAATTTTGTCTTATTGGTTGATATATTCTCTCTGTGGTATAGTTTTCCATTGATTTCTTGAAATATCTGGAATGTGCTAGCGTCGTCTCCCATTCTAGCTATATCAGAACCCAAATAATAGCCATTTCCTTTGTCTATTGGGGGTATATCCTCTCTCCTGAGTGTCTGTCTTGATTTAATCAAGTCATCTTTAAACCATTGCATTGCTGAATCCGCAAATTCTCCTAGAAACTCTTGTGCATATGCAATCTTGCTCATTCTTTTCTTTTGTTGTTCTAAAAAATTCTTATCAATTCTCTCACATTCTTCACTGCTCCAATGGAATTTGGTAAAGGTATCATCATCAAAACAATCATAAAAGTAGTTATCTCTCCCAAACGGTGTGCTTAGTAGCACCATTCTTGCTCCATACTTGATTCTTGTTGCAATCATTGGACAAACTGCATCCCAAACTGCTCTAGGAATGAATGCAGCTTCATCTGCTATTAGTAAATCTATTGTATATCCTCTAATCCCTCTCCCATCCAATCCTGTTGGCAAGCATAGAATCTTTGTCCCATTTCTCAGTTCTAGTTTGCTCTTTGTCTGATACTGTTTTCCCTTTTTCAACAGGTATCTATGTTTCTCATAAATCCTACTATATATCTTACTGAACAATTCATAGGCTTGTCTTTCAACACTTGCTATTACTAAAATAATTTTATTATTATTTTTTGAAGCATAATCATCTACTAAGAAGCTGATGGTGGTGGACTTACCTGCTTGTCTTCCGCTTCGTAAGACTATGTTCCCTTCAGTCTCGAATACTTCTCTCTGGCGTTCGTCTAGTTCCATTACATTACGAACGAATCGTATTATATAATTTTTGTGGCTGGTGGCACCCCCCCCTCTTTCTCCCCCCCCTACGAACGTCGGATTTCTCTTCTACAATACGTTTTTAACGCTCTAGGAGCCTCTCTAACGAACGATAATATATAAATTAATAAGAAACAATAGCAATCTATGTGATTGTTTCCTTTATAAACCTTTCGGTTGTATTGTTACTACTACTCAAGGATAGTGAATACACTATCACTACTATTAGCCTCGCAACGCGCGTACTATATGCCTTGTAGAATTATATCGTGACGGTCGCA